CAGTAACAATATGGATGTGCCTAAAAGGTTTATTCCTGCTTTGGTATCTGGTTTGGCTTATCATGTAGCAATGAAAAGACCAGAAGCTATGGAGAGATTACCTATTCTTAAACAAGAATATGAAGAGCAATGGCAGTTGGCTTCGGAGGAAGATAGGGTTAAAGCGAATTTTCGTTTTGTGCCGTGGACATCTTACAATAACTAATGACCCAGTTTGCACAAGGTAAGTATGCTTTTGGTTTTTGTGATCGTTGTGGATTTCGTTACGATTTAAAAGAGCTAAAAGATGAAGTTGTCGATACAAGACTTAGTGGGTTCTTGGTTTGTCCAGAGTGTTTGGATCAGGATCAGCCTCAATATCAATTAGGCAGAATGCCTGTTGATGATCCGATTGCTTTGGAGAATCCAAGACCTGATAAAGCACAAGAAGCTAGTAGGCGCTTATATGCGTTTGATCCGATTGGCGGTGGTGTTACCTCTGTTGGATCAAGAACAGTGGGTCTTGATATGCATGGTAAAGTAGGAATGCTTAAAGTAACAACGAGTTAATAACAACACAACAATATAGAGGATAAGATTATGGCAGCAAGAAATATGGGTTCATGGAGTGGAACAGGCACAGGACCAAATACAAATTTACCTAGTTGGAGCGCGCGCCAGCGAAATCAAAAAACTCGCACAAGAAGGCGGCACGGCAGACACGCAAAAGGGGCAACTGTAGAAAACTATAACGATCAAGTTAAAAGAAAATATGGTGGTGGAAAGCTATAAAAAACAATGACTTATGCTGAGTTAAAAAACTTAATACAGAACTATCTCCAGAACAGTGAGACCTCTTTTACTACTTATCTGCCCGATATGATTAAGCAGGCAGAGGATCGTATTCTTGAGAATGTTCAGCTACCTGTATTTAGAAAGAATCAAACAGGTTCTTTATCTTCAGGAAACCAGTATTTAGGTATTCCAAGTGATTTTTTAGCACCTTATTCTCTATCTTATACAGCCAGTAGCAATCAGACATTCTTAATGAATAAGGATGTAAACTGGATTCGAGAGATGTACCCAAACGCATCGACAACAGGTGAGCCAGAATACTATGGCATATTTGATAATGATTATTTTATCGTGGCTCCAACGCCAGATGCCGCTTACAATGTAGAATTGCATTACTTTTATAGACCCGCTTCAATCACTGCTGGAGGCGACTCTGGAACAACATGGTTATCAACAAATGCTCCATCAGCATTGCTATATGCTTGCTTGCTAGAGGGCTATGTATATATGAAAGGTGAGGCAGATATGATGTCTGTTTATAACACAAGATATGAATCTGCATTAGGCAGACTCAAAGTATTAGGAGAAGGTAGAGACAGAAACGATGCCTACAGAGCAGGACAGCTTTAAATCTTCTGTAAAAATGGAAGATAAAAACATTGCAATTGTTGCAATGGGACAAAGCCAGATAGATTTTCATTTATCACAGGTTCATAGCGTATTGTTTGATGAAGTATGGGCGATCAATGCCATGATAGGTGTTTTGCCTCGTATAGATAGGGCTTTTATATTAGACCCTATGAGTCGTTTTTTCGATACTGAGGATGCTGGCTCTATGACAGAAATGATGAGATTAGTTTTGCCAACTGCTTATTATCCTGTTTATTCTTGTGAGTTAGATGAAAGAGTTCCTGCAGTTGAAGAATATCCATTAGAAGATGTTGTAGGAAAACTCGGTTGTTCTTATTTTAATAACACGATTGCCTATGCTATTGCTTACGCATTATGGGCTAAAGTTAAAAGCATTGCTGTTTTCGGTGTTGATTTTACTTATAAGAGCAATATGCATTTTGCAGAAGCAGGTAGAGGATGTGTTGAATTTTGGTTATCTAAGTGTATTGATGCTGGTATAGATGTTTCAATTGCTCCTAGATCATCTTTATTAGATACTGATATAGGGTTTAAAGATAAATTATATGGTTATCATCGATTAGATGATCCAAAGGTTACTTACCAAAATGGTGCTGGTATTAAGGTTTGTAATTATTCTCAGGTTGAGAAACAGGAAAAGCCTAAACCAGTTGGTAAAATAGATAGGAATGATATAAATTTAACTCCACCAGAACCAGATAAATACTAATGGAAACAGATTCTTTTACAATATCAATAGGAAATTTAGGGGTTAGGACAACTGAAAATAGAGGTCATACTCCAGAAGAAGTTGCTGAAATGGCGACTGACAAAATTATTTCGGTAAGTGATACAGCACCACCGCAAATTAAAGCACAAGCACACGCTTTTAAAAATCTGTGCTACAAAATCATTGCTTATTATATGCATGAGGCGATTAAAAACCACATTTGTACAATAGGGAATCAACTAGAACAGCAAGGTCATAAGGACTTAGCTGAAATTATTAGGAGGCTATAATGGCTATAACACAAGCAATGTGTACTTCTTTCAAAAGTGAGCTTCTGCAAGCAGTACATAACTTTAAAGCGTCTGGAGGAAATTCTTTCAAGCTCGCTTTATACACTAGCTCTGCGACTATGAGTGCTTCTACTACTGCCTATAGCACAAATCAAGAAGCATCAGGAACAAACTATTCTGCGGGAGGATCAGCTTTAACAAATGTCAACCCGACAACATCAGGAACAACTGCGTACACTGATTTTGCTGATTTGACTTTTGGAACAGCTACCATCACTGCAAGAGGTTGTATGATTTATAATGACACAGCTACTGGTGATCCAGCAGTTGCGGTTTTTGATTTCGGTGCAGACAAAACAAGCACAGCAGGTAGTTTTACAATATCTTTCCCAACCGCAGACGCAAGTAACGCTGTTATTAGAATAGCGTAAACCAGTTATGGCTGGTTGGGGTCGATCTACTTGGGGATCAGGTACTTGGGGTGAACCTGCAATTGTCAGTGTTACAGTTAATGTAACAGGCGTTGCGGGAACAAGTGCACTAGGAACAGAAACCGTTAGTTGTGATGCTAATGTCACAGAGACAGGCGTAGCGGCAACAGGCGCGGTTGGCACAGTTGTTGCAACAGGCGCTGCAATTGTTACTGAGACAGGAGTCGCAGGAACAGGGGCAGTAAGCTCTTTAACCATTACTGGGGCTGCAATTGTTACCGAGACAGGAGTGGCAGCCACTGGTGCGATAAGTTCGCTTACGGTTACTGGTGTTGCTAATCTTTCGGTTACAGGACTTGCTGGAACTACTGCTTTAGGCGCAGAAAGTGTCAGTGGTGATGCTAATGTCAGTGAAACAGGCGTAGCGGGCACAGGTGCAATCGGTACCGTTGTCGCTAATGGTGTCGCTCTTGTTGGTGTTAGTGGCACAGCATCGACTGTTGCACAAGGCGATGAAACTGTAACGGGTGGTGCTAATGTTTATCCGACTGGACTAGCGGGAACTTCAGCGTTAGGTAGCCTAAGTCTGGTAACTAATAATGTTATTTCAATAACAGGACTAGCTGGAACCAGTGCTTTAGGCGATTTAAGTGTCTCTGCTAGTGCTTCAGCATCTATAACAGGAATTTACGCAACAGGTGAAATAAGTGGACTTTTAGTGTGGAGTCCAGTTATTCCAGATCAAACACCAAATTGGACAGATGCTGGTGCAAGTCAATCACCTTCTTATTCAACTATTAGCCCATCTCAGTCACCAGACTGGAAAGATGAGGCAGCTTAATTTATTATGAGGAAATAATATGGCAACTTATGTAAACGATCTAAGATTAAAAGAAATCGCTACGGGCGATGAATCGGGAACGTGGGGCACAAGCACCAATACAAATTTAGAACTCATCGCAGAAGCATGGGGTAGTGGTTCAGAAGCAATCACTGGAACTTCCCATACTATTACGATGGCAGATGGCGCATCCGATGCAGCCAGAGCCTATGCAATGACCCTAACAGGCTCAATCACCGCAACAAATACAGTAACGCTCGCACCGAATACCGTTAATAAAACGTGGATTATTCAAAACAGTGCGGGTTATCAAGTAACAATATCTCAAGGCACAGGCGCTAATGTCGTTATTCCGAATGGCGGAATTAAGATGGTGGTCGCCGATGGCGCAGGAGCAGGTGCTGCCGTAACTGACGTATTAGATATGACAGGCGGTACAGGTAATGTCGGTCTAGGTTCTGGATCACTCGGTACAGCTATGACCACAGGAACAGACAACGTAGCCGTTGGTGAAGCTGCACTTGATGCGTTTACAACGGGATCGGACAATACGGCAGTGGGCGATAACGCTCTCGGAGCGAATACGACTGCGGATAATAACACGGCTGTGGGTTCAGATGCTTTATTGGTCAATACCACTGGTTCTGAAAATACTGCCGTTGGTAAAAGTGCTGCTGATGCAGTTACTACAGGTACCCGCACAGTAGCAGTAGGTTATAACGCTGGTGGTGGACTTACCACTGGTGATTCTAATGTTGCTATTGGCTATCAAGCCTTAATGACAGAAGACGAACACTCAAACAATGTAGCTGTAGGAGCATCAGCACTTCAAACTCAAAATGCAGGCGCACACGCTTATAATACAGCAGTTGGTTTTGAAGCTGGTAAAGCAAACACCACAGGAATATATAACACTGCTGTTGGAGCCAATACTTTATTAGCAAACACCACAGGCGGTTACAACACCGCAGTTGGTATGCAAGCATTAAAAGCGAACACCACAGCTAATAACAATATTGCAATGGGATATAATTCTTTGCAAGCAAACACCACAGGAGCTGCTAATGTAGCACTTGGTAAAGACGCTTTATACAGCAATACCACTGCTTCTAATAATGTAGCGATTGGATTAGATGCTTTACAAGCAAACACCACAGGACACAGCGCAGTAGCAGTTGGTTATGGTGCTTTAGCTTCCCACACTACTGATACAGGGAGTGTAGCTATAGGCTATAACGCACTTACTACACATACAAACGCAGATGGTGCTTATAACGTAGCGGTAGGATATGCAGCGCTTGATGCGAATACCGATGGACATTCAAACGTAGGCATTGGTAAAAATGCTTTAGGCGCTAATACAACGGCAGACAACAATACGGCAGTTGGCACAAATGCTTTAGCAGCAAACACCACAGGAACAGAAAATGTTGCAGTCGGAACAGGAGCATTAACAGCCAATACCACAGGAAGCTACAATCATGCTTTTGGAAAAAATGCTGGTGCTGCAATAACAACTGGTGATACTAATATAGCTATAGGAAACGCTGCTTTAGGCACTGCCACAACCGCTACTGGAAACACAGCAGTTGGACATAGCGCATTAACCGCAAACACCACAGGTGCTTCCAATGTTGCTGTTGGCTTAAATTCTATGGATGCTACAACCACTGGTGCAACAAATACTGCCGTAGGTGCTGAATCATTAGGAGCCAATACCACAGGCTCGGATAACACAGCACTTGGAGAGGCTTCTTTATCAGCAAACACCACAGGTGGTACAAATACAGCCGTTGGTGCAGAGGCGCTTCAAGCAAACACAACCGCTAGTAACAATGTTGCAGTCGGATATGCTGCAATGGTAACAAACACCACAGGTACACAGAATGTGGCTATGGGTAGAAGTGCTTTAGAAGCTAATACCACAGCTTCATACAACACAGGTCTTGGTTATGGTGCTTTAGCAGCAAACACGACAGGCGAAGTTCAAGTTGCTGTAGGTGTAAATTCTTTATTAGCAAACACCACAGGAACACAAAATACAGCAGTCGGTGGTAATGCTATGTATGCGAATACCACAGGTGGCGACAATGTAGCTGTTGGGCATAATGCCTTAGATGCTAATACCACAGCTTCATACAACACTGCGGTTGGTAAAGATGCTTTAACAGCAAACACCACAGGACATTCAAATACAGCCGTTGGTTCTCTAGCTTTAAAAGCAGCTACAACCGTTTCGTATAATACAGCAGTAGGACAACAAGCACTTGAAGCCAATACTAATAACTATAATTCAGCACTTGGTTGGTCCGCACTAGAAGCGAACACGACAGGACAATTTAATACTGCTGTAGGTGCGGAAGCAATGAGATCACACACCACAGGTTCAAACAACACCGCATTGGGTTATGCAGCACTAGACGCTAGCACCACTGGCGGAGACAACACGGCAGTCGGTTATAATGCTCTAACAGCCTGTACAACTAGTGGAGCCTATAACACAGGTCTTGGTAAAGATTCTTTAGAGGCTAATACGACTGGTACGTTTAATACAGGAGCAGGTCAAAGGTCTGGAGAAAGCATTACTACAGGCACAAAGAACACCATGATTGGAAACTATACAGGCGCTGCAACAACAACAGGAAACTACAATACCTGTGTCGGTAGTGATTCTAATACCAGTGGCTCTAATACAGAAAACGAAGTTGTTATTACTGCTGGTGGTGGTGGTACAGGTAAAGGAAGTTCAACTGGCTTTATGAACGCAAATGGCGGTGCTAATTATGCAGGCAATAACTCAGCATCTTGGTCAACAACATCTGACAGGCGAATTAAGAAAAATATTGAGGATAACAATACAGGATTAGACAAAATTAATAAGGTTCGAGTGCGTAATTTTGAATATCGCTTACCCGAAGAAGTTGATCCAGAACTTCCTCAAAGTGCAGCTATTGATAGAGAAGGAGTACAATTAGGTGTAATTGCACAAGAAATCATGGATGTCTTACCCGATGTCGTTAAGAAAGAATCAACAGGATGTTATACAGTTGATCCAGATAATATGACTTGGTACTTGGTAAACGCAATCCAAGAACTCTCGGCAGAAGTCGAGGAATTAAAATCTAAAATAGAGGAATAAAAAATGGCAGTAACTAAAAAGCTAACCAAAT